TTTAATATCTATAATGACAAAATTACACCATGCAAAATATAGATTTGGATTTACTGGAACTCTTGACGGAACACAAACTCACAAGTGGGTATTAGAAGGTCTCTTTGGTCCATCATATAAAGTTACCAAAACTGATGAGTTGATGCGTCAAGGTCACTTATCACAACTGGATATACAATGTTTAGTTCTTAAACATGCTCCACAAGTATTTCCAACATATGAAGATGAGATTCAATATCTTATTTCTCATGAGAAAAGAAATAAATTCATCCGAAATCTAACTCTAGATTTAAAAGGTAACACACTTGTATTGTATAGCCGAGTAGAATCTCATGGTGCCATACTTTACGACATGATAAATACTAGCAAAGAGGATGCTAGGAAAGCATTTTTCATTCACGGGGGAGTAGACGCTGAAGAGAGGGAGTTGGTAAGAGAGATAACCGAAAGAGAAAACAACGCAATTATCGTTGCCTCTTATGGAACTTTTTCTACTGGTATCAACATTAAGAACCTCCATAATGTTATCTTCGCATCTCCATCAAAATCAAGAGTCAGAAATTTACAATCGATTGGAAGAGTTCTTAGAAAGGGAAAGGATAAAGCTAAAGCAGTCCTCTATGACATCTCTGACGATTGTACTCATAAGTCAAGACGAAATTACACTTTAAACCATCTCATCGAAAGAATTAAAATATACAACGAAGAGAATTTTAACTATGAGATAATCACTATTCAATTAAAGACATGATAGAAGACGATTTTTACGCAACAATCAAGTTTAAATCAGGAGAAGAGGTTTATGCTAAAGTAGCAGCCTCTGAAGAAGATACGAGAACAATGCTCCTTGTATCAAATCCAATCACTATTGTTGAAGTTAAAACTAGAGCAGGTGTTGCTGGATACAAAGTAGAACCCTGGTTAAAAACAACTAGAGAAGATTTGTTTATTATTAATCTAGATGATGTATTAACAATATCTGAGTCTTCTGATCTTGAGATGATCTCGATATATCAAAGATATGTACAAGACTCTGCTAAAGCAAAGTCAGGTCGTCCTAAGATTACTAGAGAGATGGGATATATATCTACTGTTAGAGATGCTAAAGATATATTAGAGAAGCTTTATAAGAGTAGCTAACTTATGAACCTCCACAAAGGTTATTGTACAGTTATTTCATAGGTGTGTCAAGCTTGCCATTGTTGATTGGAAATGTTATACTATCTACATAATAGTGATAACGAACTCTTATGATAAGACCAGGAACTATGGCAAAGCGTAAAAGGTCAGAACACTATGTTAACAATAAAGAATTTCTAGCAGCACTTACCCATTACCAGAGCGAAGTTGAAATTACCTTTATTAAGAAGTTTGGTAGAGAACCCACCAAAGATGACAGGGGGACACACTGGGATACAAAGCCTCCCATCCCAAGATACATCGGTGAATGTTTCTTAAAGATTGCAAATCATTTATCATTCAAACCAAACTTTGTTAACTACATGTTCAAAGAGGACATGATCTCTGATGGAATCGAAAATTGCGTTCAATACATTCATAATTTTAATCCTCAGAAATCCCAAAATCCTTTTGCTTACTTTACGCAGATCATTCATTATGCGTTTCTCCGCAGGATTCAAAGAGAGAAGCGTCAGTTAGAAATTAAAAACAAGATCCTTGAAAAGTCTGGATACGACCAAGTATTCTATGATGATGGTGTTGACGGAATGAATTCTGCTGACTATAATAGCATCAAAGATGCTGTTCACAGTAAACTGCGTTATTGATGAAAGTTGCAATTATCACGGATCAGCACTTCGGGGCAAGAAAAAACTCAAAACTTTTTCATGACTATTTTCTGAAGTTTTATAATGAAGTATTCTTTCCCACTCTAGAGAAAGAAGGTATCACCACAGTCATTGACATGGGAGATACTTTTGATAGTAGGAAAGGTATTGACTTTTCTGCACTGTCTTGGGCTAAAAACAACTATTACGATAGACTCCGTGATATGGGAGTGACAGTTCATACTGTCGTTGGTAATCATACTGCATATTATAAGAATACAAACGAAGTCAATGCTGTAGACTTGCTTTTGCGTGAGTATGACAATGTGATTGTTTACTCTGAAGCAACTGAGGCAAAGGTTGATAATCTTGATGTTCTCTTTGTTCCTTGGATTAACCAAGACAATGAGGAACAGACTCTAAAGTTGATTGATAAAACATCTTGTCCTGTTGCCATGGGCCACTTGGAGTTGATTGGATTCCGAGTTCACCGTGGTTACATTATGGATCATGGTACAGACACCAAGGTTTTTGATAAGTTTGACCGTGTATATTCGGGACACTATCATACCCGAAGTGATAATGGAAAAATTTATTATCTGGGTAATCCTTATGAGATGTTCTGGAATGACTGTAAGGATACTAGAGGATTTCACATCTTTGATACTGAAACCTTAGAGCACGTTCCTGTCAATAATCCTAATCGATTGTTCTATACAATTTACTATGAGGATGATGATCATCAAACTTTTGATGCTCGTGAATACAAAGACAAGATTGTAAAAGTTATTGTTCGTAAAAAGTCAAGCCCTAAAAAGTTTGAAAAATTTGTAGATAAGTTGTATAATGTAGGAGTGTTTGAACTCAAAGTTGTAGAGAACTTCCAAGTAGAAGAAAACGAAAACTTTGAAGCGTTTGAATCAGAAGACACTCTTTCTATCTTAAACAGATATATTGAAGAGTCTGAAATCACTCTGGAAAAATCCATAGTCCAGAGAGTCATCCAAGAGGTCTATCAAGAAGCATGTGAGTTGGTTTGATGTATATTCTTACAATCAATGGCAAAGAAACTGAAGGAGCATACTCTGTAGAGAATGAGGATGGAGATCAAATCCTTTATCTCTTTGAGGAGGAGGATGATGCCTGTCGATATGCCATGATGTTGGAAGAAGAACAATATCCAGAAATGCATGTGATTGAAGTTGACGACGAGATGATGATTACTGTGTGTGAAGCCCAAGGGTATGAATACACCGTTATCACAAAGAATGACATTGTAATTCCTCCAGTAACTGCTGAAAATGATTTTATTTGAGAAAGTTCGTTGGAAAAATTTTCTTTCGACTGGCAATCAATATACAGAAGTTAATTTCCAAAAGAGTGCAACTACTTTAATTGTAGGCACAAATGGAACAGGTAAGAGCACAGTTCTTGATGCTCTTACTTTTTCTTTGTTTGGAAAACCATTTCGTAAAATCAATAAACCCCAGTTGGTAAATACAGTTAATGAAAAAGACTGTAGAGTTGAGGTAGAGTTTTCTGTTGGTACAACAAACTGGAAAGTTATTCGTGGCATCAAACCAGCAGTATTTGAGATTTGGAGAAATGATTCTCTGCTAGATCAATCCGCAGCTGCACTAGATCAGCAGAAGTGGTTGGAGCAAAATGTTCTAAAGATGAACTATAAGTCTTTCACTCAGATTGTAATTTTGGGTAGTAGCACTTTTGTTCCTTTCATGCAGTTGACTGCTGCTAATCGGCGTGAGGTAATTGAAGATCTTTTGGATATTAAGATCTTTACCTCAATGAACAATATCCTTAAAGACAAGATCCGTCAGGTAAAAGAAGAAGTTAGAACTCTTGATCTTAAGAAAGAGTCTCTCAGTGATAAAGTTGAGATGCAGACAAACTTTATCGAAGAGATTGAAAAGCGTGGTAAGAAAAATATTCAAGATAGAAAAACTAAAATTTCTAATCTAGATACAGAGATCCTTGCATACATGAAGGAGAATTCTGTTACCGAAGAAGATATCTTCAAATACACAAAAGAGCAAGAATACGTTACAGGAGCTACAGAAAAGTTAAAGAAGTTAGGTAACTTAAAAGGCAAGATCTCTCAAAAAGTATTAACCATTACGAAGGAACATAAATTTTTTACTGAAAATTCGGTCTGCCCTACCTGTACGCAACCAATTGAGGAAGACTTCAGAATAAATAAAATTGACGACGCACAATCTAGAGCCCAGGAGTTGCAATCTGGTTATAAAGAACTAGAAGAGGCAATTAAAAACGAACAAGAGCGAGAGCGTCAATTTACTGCCCTATCGAAGGAGA